TATATCTTTGTTTGCTTTCATCATCCGGGTTAGTTCCTCTAGGGTACCTTGCATCTCTTCCATATGATCATGAAGAACATGATATATTCCCTGATCCCTTAAAAGCATAGCATAAGTGGCATTAAGTATTATACCTAGGTCCATAATCATTTCAGGGCTTTTAAGAGGATCGTAGCCTTCTTCTACTAGAGAAGCAACAAGCATATCAAGAGCATCTGCCGAAACAGACATAAGGCCTGAAAGATTTTCATCTATATCAGTTGCTATGCCTCTTCTTGTTTCTTTTTTAGGCTTAGGCTTCGGAAACTGTATAACATTATCGGTCATTTGTGTATATGCTTTAAGTGGGCTTTACGAACACGGACTTGGATCCATCCATTATAATAGTCTTCGCGAAGAAGAGCATCTCTTTCAATCTGTTCTTTTAACTCCATATATGCGCATTCAGCTTTTGTTTTACAGAGGTGTAGAATAGTTCTTTTAAATTTATCTTTACCGTATTTTTCCAAGTCTTCTGTTAGCTCTCCAGAAGATCCGTGATATTTTTTCCAATCTGATTCAGCTTTATATTTTTTCCTTTTTCCTTTTACCTGTTTGGACTTCATTGACCAGAAGAACTTTTTACCGACGTACTTCCTTCCGGTCTCTAGATTCTCAATTAAATATACAAAACCGTAAATTACCTTTGGATCTAAATCTTCCGGTTCGTATGATATTGTCCTAGGCGGTAAGCCTGATATCTTTTCTTCTATTAACCACTGGTTCATAATTAGCTCATATAGGTGTTATATGAACTATTTATAGAACATTATTCCTCGTTAAAATCTAGATCTTCTGAAACTTCTTCTGAACAAAATGGGCAGAATTCAGGATCAATACCATCATATTCCGCCTCGTCTGATATCACTCTATATGTTAAATTACACGAACTACAGGTAATCTTCACTATGCACTCCCCCAAATATCTTTCCAATCTCCAGTTGTAGCCCCGCGGGCATAATCAGTTGCTCTGTTCTCAAAGAAGTTAGTATGTGTAGGAGCGTTAATCATTTCTTCTACCCAAAGTAATGGGTTCTTTTTAATCTTGAATATGCCTTTTAGACCTAAGCTAATTAGACGTCGATCACAGATGTATCGAATATACTTTTTAACGTCTTCAGGTGTTAGATTTTCCATATCTCCCATAGCAAAAGAAAGGTCAATAAACTTGTCTTCAAGCTCTACCATTCTTTCTGCAATGGTATAGATCTTGCCTTTAAGATCGTCATTCCACAATTCCAGATTCTCCTCAACATAGGTTCGGAATAGCTTAATCATGTTCTCGGCATGCATAGTCTCATCAACAATCGACCAAGTAACGATCTGGCCCATACCCTTCATCTTGCCATGTCGGGGGAAGTTAAGCAGCATAATAAAAGAAGAGAACAGTTGCATGCCTTCGGTAAATGCTGAGAAGGCTGCAATGTTAGTAGCAATTGTACCCTTGTCTTGTGTATCGTTAGATAGGTTCAAGAAGTACTCATGCTTATTGGCCATAGCTTCGTATTCTAGGAACTCGTTGTATGTAGACTCAGGCATACCCAAAGTTTCAATTAAATGGCTGTAGGCGGCCACATGGAGCGCCTCACGGGCTGCAAACCCCATTAGCATCATGCGTACTTCTGGCTGGGGAAAGTGCGGGAGGTAGTTGTTAACATAGCCACCAGCTACATCAATATCACCCTGTGTAAAGAAACGAAAGATGTTTGTTAAGAATCCTTTCTCTCCATCACTCACCTTTGTCTGCCAGTCTTTAACGTCTTCTGACATAGGTACTTCTGTATGTAACCAATGGCTTTGCTCATGCTTAAGCCATGCGTCATATGCCCAAGCATAGTTAAATGGTTTAAAGTAAGCGCGCTCGTCGGTTATCTTTGTTTTGGGTGACATCTATTAACCCTCACAAGCGAGACAAGGCTCGTCGTTTACTAATGCTGTCATATCTAGTTCCTTAATAATCTGTCTTTCTATTTTGTTTGATACTCTATCCGCTTTACCTAGCTTTTCAGATCTGCAATAGTATAACGATTTAAGCCCCTGCTTCCATGCAAGATAATGAGCTGCATGGATATACTTAATGTTAGAATCAGGTCGAAAGAATAAATTTAAGGATTGTGCCTGATCAATATATTCCTGGCGCTTAGAAGCATGATCGATTATCCATCTTTGATCAATTTCCATAGCAGTCTTAAATACGTCCTTTTCCCATTGGTCTAAAAAAGTTAGATGCTGAACTGATCCATCACTTGAAATGATCGAAGACCAGATCTCATCCATACTTAACTTTGTTTTCTTATCTTCGATCTTACCCTCTAAGACTCTAACCAGGTGTTTATTTTTGTTAAGATGGGATCCAGATAGCGTATCTTGCCGATACGCGTTAGCTCGAAAAGGCTCAATAGAAGGACTAGTGTTCCCCATGATAATAGAGCTAGAGGCATTAGGAGCAACAGCCATAACGTGGCTAAATCTCTGTCCTGTTCCGGCTGCGTCTGGTGCTTCTCCACGGGCTTTACCAATTTCGAGATTTGCTTCATCTAATTTACTCCTAATGTGCTTAAACATTCTTATGTTAGCACCGGTTGCCATGGCACTTTCCCATGGCATGTTTTTACTTTGTAGGTATGCATGGAAGCCTAAGGCTCCAACACCAATACTTCTTTCTCTCGAAGCAGAGAACTTAGCGCGGGATACCTGATCAGGTGCATTATCTATAAAGTACTGAAGAACATTATCAAGCATTTCTGCCATATCTTTAAGGAATAATCCATTCTTACTCCAGGAATCATAATGCTCTAGGTTTACGGAAGACAGACAACAAACAGCGGTTCTTTCTTCGTTTGTGGCAAGTATGATTTCTGAACAAAGATTAGACTGATGAACCTTAAGTCCCATATCCTTTTGGAATTGCGGAAGATGGCGATTAGAAGTATCGATATAATGAATATATGGTTCGCCAGTTTCCATACGCAATTCAATAATCTTTTGCCACAAAGCTTTAGCTGATACGGTATCTTTAATCTGGCCAGAGTGCGGATCAACCAGATTCCAACCATCGTCAGCCTCCGGATCTGTCATGGCTCGCTCAACAATTTCCATAAACCTGTCAGAGATGTTAATGCCGTGATGCAGATTCAAACAACGAACGTTTGGATCACCAGTAGGCTTTCGCATCTCAAGGAACATTACCACGTCTGGGTGAGATATGTCAAGATAAGTAGCGTAAGAGCCCCGTCGAGTGCGACCTTGGCGATATGCGAGGCACGATGAATCGTAAGTCTTGAGATGAGGCATAACACCCACAGACTTATCATCAGAGGAACGGATACCAAAACCAATCCCAACGCCACCGCCAAGCATAGAAAGCCAATTTGTTTCAGATAAGTTTTCAACTAATCCCTCTGCTGTATCGTTAATATAGTTAAGAAAACAGGATATAGGCATACCTTTAGATGAGCGACCAAAAGATAGTATTGGCGTAGAATATGATAGCCAATGCTTGCTTGAATAATCGTATAATCTTTGAGCGTGTTCTGGATTAGATGCGAATGCAGAGCTAACAAATGCAAAGCGTTCTTGCGGTGATTCTTCATCCTCCTTCATGTAACTTTCTTGTAGTCTTTGCTTACCTAACTTATCAAATAGTTCGTCGCGCGAGTAATCTATCTGAATACCCATGTATTCTGTTTTTGCCATTCGTATATCCCGCTCATGTTTTTTTAATAGAGTACTATTATATATTATAATCGGGGGTTTCGTAAACCCCTATTCTGCAGGTAATTCATCTTTTTTTTCAAAGTCTACAGCTTTTTCATAATATAGAATAATTTCCTTTTGCTGTAATATATACCTACGTAACTCTTGTAGGTTTATAGATAGATTTTCGTAGCTTGGTACACTTGTAGCAACAAAGACAATTTGACCATTGTCTTTTTCGAATTCTTCTAGAAATTCGTCTAAAGTATCTGGGGTAACAACATAGAACTTAACGTCGTCTAGTCCTACTGGCTCAGGACGAGCTGGGGTATTAATGATTGGATATTCAATCTTTGTAACTGTTACTATACGTGGTTCTGGATCAGGTTTGTTAAATCCAAGTAGACTACAGCTGCTCAGCAACAGGCTCGATAGTATTAACAGGCTTATTGTTTGTATTTTCTTCAATTTCTCTAAATACCTCATCAGTACCATTGTTTATTCTTGTCTGTATTAATCCAGGCTTTGCTATAGCTAATCTTGTTAAATCATGACGAGCAAACTTGCTTCTCATCTCATTTAATCCTGAATTCGCTTCTTGAAGATTTGCCTGAAGCTCAGTGTTCAATTCGTTCTGTCTCTCCATCTGTTCCTGCATTGCGTTTATAGAAGCTGTCTGTTGCTCTAATGCAGTATCCAGTATTGCTTTTTCTGCTGATAACCTTTGGATGGTAGCTTGGGTGGAATCATAATAGTACTTAGCCCCAAAGATAGCACCACCTATAATACCAAAGATAAAAAGAAATGCGTAAAGTTTAAGCACTAGCTTTTTTTCTCCTTTCTATAATGCCATTAATATGGCCAAGACCTAAGGATCTACGGTACATTGCCGTAATGCTATTCTTTTTTCTTTTATCGTTTTTAGGCATGCCGTTCGGGCTAAGATCTACACCACCTCCAGCAACAGAGTTAGCAGCAACCTCTTCTTCTACGTAATCCTTAAAGGGGATCATCTTTTTATTTCTCCGGGATTTACGAATATCTTTTGCTTTGTCTTTACATGTGTTACTTCGTATATAGGTGAGCCTATGACTTCCCCAACAGGGGTGCAGTTCTCGTGAACTAAAATCTTGCTATTCTTTGAGCCGATTATCT